TACCAACACCGGCGACCGGAGCGCTGCTACCAACACCGGCTACCAGAGCGCTGCTACCGTAGAGGGTAAAGAATCCATTGCCATCGTAACAGGCATTGATAGCAAGGCATCCGGCGCCATTGGCTGCTGGCTCGTCCTCACCGAAAGGGATGGCTGGAACGGTGAAACCTATCCCATCAAAGAGGTACGGGCCGTGAAGGTAGACGGAGAGACCATAAAGCCCGGCGTGTTCTACAAGCTGCAAAATGGGGAGGTCGTGGAAGCATGAACCCTTTGGACGACTATGACACTGATGATCTCATCATAGGCACCTGCGCAGCCTGCGGTGACCCCATCTATGAGGACGAGGACTATTACCAAATAGTGTATGAAAAAGTCCATGTGGATTGTATCGACAAGTGGGCAGAGCAGTACAGAGTAAGGAGTGTTTAACATGATTAAATTCAGACCGCTGCGGGCGGATGAGGTTGACCTTCGGGTCGACCGGTATACATCGAGAGGGGCTGTTCTCCTGTGCTATAAGGATGCAAGATGCGATATGCGCATCCTCGACGAGACCGTAGGCCCCGAAAACTGGCAGCGTGAGCACTACGAGTGCAAGGGGAACCTTTTCTGCCGGGTGGGCATCCGGGTTGACCCCCTACATGACGAATGGGTGTGGAAAGCCGACTGTGGCACCGAAAGCTACACCGAAAAGGAAAAGGGCGAAAGCTCCGACAGCTTCAAGCGGGCCTGCTTCTGCTGGGGGTTGGGCAGAGAGCTTTATACCAAAATCAACATCGTTGTTCCAATGAAAACCCAGAAGAACGCCAACGGGAAGTTTGAGCCTGTGGACAGCAATGACAAGTGGGCTCGGTTCTCGGTTTCGGAAATGGAAGTACACGGCGAACAGATTACCTACCTGACTGTCATGGACGGCAAAGGCAATATTGTGTTTAGCTATGGACAGCCCGGCGAGCCGGTTGAGGATATCACCGCCACCTGTGACTGCTGTGGGAAAAAGATTACTCAAATCCGGAGAAAGGACGGCTCCATGTGGCCCGTTCGGGAGATCGTTCCTTATTCCAAAGAGATGTTTGGCCGTAAGCTGTGCGGGCCATGCATGAAGGAGGCCGTTAAGAATGAAAACAAGGCTCCGGTTTGATAGCGCTGACTGGACAAGAGACCGCAACGGCTATGGCATCACTCTGTATACCAAAGATGCCGCAGCCGCCCAGGGCTTCCTGGATGGCATGGAAATGGGCAAGACCTACGCTGCTGAACTGGTAGAGGAAAAGAACCGGCGCTCCCTTGACGCCAATGCCATGGCGTGGCTTTTGATCGGGAAGCTGTCGGAAGTCCTCGGGAAACCGAGAGAGGAAATTTACCGGCACTATATCCGAGAGATCGGCGTAAGCGATGTAGTCTGTATCAAATCTGAGGCGGCAGAAACCATGCAGGCAGCGTGGTGCAAGCATGGCCTTGGCTGGCTGACGGATGCTTTCCCAAGCAAGCTGCCCGGCTGCACAAATGTGATCCTTTACTATGGATCCAGCTGCTATGATACGAAACAAATGTCCCGGCTGATTGACCTTGTCGTAGAGGATTGTAAAGAACAAGGCATAGACACCGCCACACCGGCCGAACTGGCCTTGCTAAAGGAGGAATGGGGCAAATGACAAACGAATGGGGCGCAGAGCTTGACCGAAACGGATACGCTCCGAGCATCGTACAGGCCGACACATCCAAGTGCTTTTTGTGCCAGCGCACAGGCGTAAAACTCGACCGGCACGAAATCTTCGGCAACGCCATGCGGAGCAAAAGCAAGCGCATGGGCCTGTGGGTGGCACTGTGCCATGAGCCTTGCCACCTTGTCCATGCCCACGGCAACGCCCAGGTAATGGACTGGCTGCACCGGGTAGGCGAGCAAGCCTGTCTTGACACCTACGATATGGACATTCCCGCATTCCGGGGAGAGTTCTACACCAACTATTTGGAGGAGACAGATGAAGGTATTAGTAGCCTGTGAGGAAAGCCAGGAGGTTTGCAAGGCTTTTCGGGCAAAAGGCCACGAAGCGTATTCCTGCGATATACAGGAGCCATCTGGTGGACACCACGAATGGCACATTCTTGGGGACGCTTTAGCAGTTCTTCCCGGCGGCACCATTACCACCATGGATGGTACCCGGCATGAGGTTAGCAAGTGGGATTTGCTGATAGCACATCCTCCTTGCACCTATCTCACTGTATCGGGAAATCGCTGGTTTAATGTGGAGCGGTACGGAGACGCAGCCCTTAACAGACTGGCCAATCGCCATGAGGCGGTAAATTTCTTCATGGAGTTTGCCTTGTCGGATATCCCAAAGATAGCCATAGAGAACCCGGTTGGACATATGTCAACGGCATGGCGGAAACCGGATCAGATCATACAGCCGTATGAGTATGGACACCACGCCCGGAAAACAACCTGTCTATGGCTGAAAGGGCTTCCGAAACTAAAGCCCACCAATGTGGTAGACCCAGGCGAAATTGACCGCAACGGTTTTTCCGCAGGAGCCTCCGCAACTCACGCTGTGGATGAAAACGGAAAGATTATCCCATGGAACGACCCAAAAACCGCAAAAGCAAGAAGTAAGACTTTCCCCGGCATCGCTGCCGCAATGGCAGACCAATGGGGATAACAGGAGGTTACATATGTTAAACAAAGCAATCCTTAATGGGCGGCTGACCAAGGCCCCCGAACTGAAGCAGACCAACAGCGGCAAGAATGTATGCAGCTTTACCATCGCTGTAGATCGCAGCCGTGACCGGGAGAAGACAGACTTCATCCCCATCGTGGCATGGAACAAGACAGCCGAATTCGTGACCCAGTGGTTCGGCAAGGGCGACCTCATCACCGTTGTCGGGCGCATCGAAGTCCGCGGCTATGAGGACAAGAACGGAAATAAGCGCACCGCCACCGAGGTTATCGCAGAAGAAGCCCTTTTCGGCGGCAGCAAATCCACTGGCAAGGCCGATGGAAAGTCCGCAGAGAGCGGTTTTGAAGAAGTCGAGGGCGATCCTAACGACCTCCCATTCTGACGGGAGGTGAGGAGGAATGCCGAATAGAATCCTAAAGGAAAGCATCCGGACAAGTAAGACGGTTAATGCCATGACGGATTTCCAATTTCGGTTTTGGACATACCTTATAACCTATGTCGATGATTTCGGCCGGGGAAGCGCTGACCCCGAAATTCTGAAAGGCTTTGTATTCCCCCGGCGCAAAGGCGTAACGGAGGGAACTATACAAAAAACGCTTGCAGAATTGGCGACCATAGGCTCTGTAACCCTCTACGAAGTAGACGGGGAGCCGTACCTGTGTTTTCCAAACTGGGGCGATCACCAGCAAATCAGAACCAAAGTCAGCAAATTCCCGGCTCCGGAGGATGGTAAGGTAACAGAAACAGGAACTTGCAATCAATTGATATCAGATGATATCAATTGCAATCATCTGATATCAGATGCTCCTAGAATCCAATCCAATACAATCCGAATCCAGAATCCGAATCCGGAATCCGAATACGAATCCGAAAATACCCCCCATACCCCCCAAGGGGGTCGGTTCGCCGAATTTTGGGCGCAATATCCCAAGAAAGTCGGCAAAGGCGCAGCGGAAAAGGCTTTTGACCGCATCAAACCGGATAAGCAGACCTTTGACCGCATGATGTCTGCTATCTCTGCGCAGAAGCAGAGCCGCCAATGGACGGAGAACAACGGCCAGTACATCCCAAATCCTGCGACATGGCTGAACCAGCGCAGGTGGGAGGACGAGCTTCCGCAGGGGGAAACCGACAATGTTTTCCTGCAAATGCTGCAGGAGGAGGGACAACATGAACCGTACTGAAACACTGGCTGTTATGTCCATCCTCAAGGCCGCTTATCCAGCGTACTACCGGGACATGAAGCGGCAGGATGCGGAAGCGGTGGTAAACCTGTGGTCGGAGATGCTGGCAGACTACCCGGCTAACCTTGTGGCAGCGGCGGTTAAGTCCCACATTGCCAGCGACCGCAAGGGGTTCCCCCCGCACATCGGGGCTATCATAGCCGCTATTGGTGAGATCAGCAGACCGACGGAACTCTCCGAGGGGGAAGCATGGGCGCTGATTGCCAAGGCCCTGCGGAACAGCGGCTACAACAGCGAGAAAGAGTTTGCAGCCCTGCCGGAGAACCTACAACGGTTGGTAGGACACCCATCCCAGCTGCGGGAATGGGCCAGCATGGACACCGGGACGGTGCAGAGCGTGGTGCAGTCCAACTTTATGCGCAGCTACCGGGCAAGGGAGGAAAGCGAGCGCAAAATGCAAGCCCTGCCTGCGGATGTCCGGGCAAAGCTGGCTGGGATGGCCGAGGTAAAACAGCTGCCCAGCTATGACCTGGCACTGGCGGAGCGGATGATGGAGGAGAATGTGTGAAAATAACAATTCCCGAAATCCCGCCATCGCTGAACAAATACGCTGGTCGGGCCAATGCCTGGGACTACCGAGCGGAAAAGCAGCGCTGGCTGCAGCTGTTTGTTGCATACTGCCCCAAGTGCAAACCAATGGGCAAGGCCATAGTGACCATCACCTACTACTTCCCCACCCGCCACAGGCATGACCCGGATAACTACAACGGCAAGATGCTGATGGACGGGCTGGTACACCGGGGAGTAATCGCAGACGACAGCTTTGACCATGTCGAGCTACGGCTGCGTGGGGCATATGACCCCAAAAATCCGAGAACTGAAATTGACATAGAGGAGGTAACACAATGGGTAAACACGGAACGGAAATAGAGCGGGAGAATCCGCTTTTTGAGGGACAAAGTGCAGAGGAATTTATCAAGCGATGGAACGCTGCCACCAAAGCCATAAAAATGCGCGCAGAGATGTCCGAGCATGAAAAGGTGGTGAGTTATGATGTCATACGATAAAGCGTCTCATAGTGCCAAAATCGGCTGTTCTAATTCAAATGACCCGGAGCTCCTGGAGCAACTGGTACGGGAGGGCAAGACCAACAGGGAGATTGCCTTAATTCTCAACCTTGATTACGGCTCTGTGACATCGATCTTGTATCGCTATGGAATCAAGAGAGACCCAAACCGGCCCTGCAAGAGATGCGGAGGGCCGATAGGCAGCACCAACCCACGGCAGTTGTATTGCAAAGACTGCCAAAAGGCCATGGACAGCATTCGGGCCCGCAAAAGCAGTATGAAAAAAGCCGAGCCGAAGAAATGCGAATACTGCGGGAAGGACTATTTCGGCCAGCCGGGACAAAAGTACTGCTCAAAGCAATGCTACAAGGACGCGGCGGCAGCCGGTAAGTATAAGCGTCCCAAGAATTGGATAAAGCGTCGGGATGGGAAAATCGACATCGAGATAAGGGTTTGCGGCAAAACAACAGAGCGACGGGAGAGCGTGGACTACTACGAGGCCAGGGAGATTTGGCACGATGGCTGGATAGGCCGGGGCTACGCAGCGCTGATAACGGTAGATGGCCACAGGTTGGAGACCCTTCCGCAAATAAAGACATTCTTCGGATTTAGGAGGGATTCGCTATGAGGAACTGGACGGCAGCGGCAGTTACGATAATCTTAGCTGCTTTCTGCATAATGGTTCTATCGGCTATTTCGGCCGAAAGGTGGAACCATGTGGATGAAATGGCCCAGGCAGAGATGACCGCAGAGGAACAGGAACGCCGGGAGCAGGCAGCCTATTACAAGGGTTGGCAGGACTGCAAGCAATATTATCTTGAGAATTTTGGAGGGATAAACTGATGGAACCTGTAATTAGCCCGTGGTTGTTTTACTTGATTGAACTGGCTGACGGATTAAAACTTGTGTTTGGCGGTCTTGGATTTGCGATTGGGATTGTCCTTATTCTTTCGGGGCAATTTGATGGCGATTGCGCTTATGATGAAAATGTAAAGAAAAAGTGTCGAAAAAAGAAAAAGATTGGGCTTGCCATACTTCTTATTGGGTGTTTTGTTTGCGTGTTAATCCCTTCGTCTGACACTTTGGTGAAGATGGCAATAGCTAAAAATGTAACATACGATACAGTAGACGCTGCAAAAGATGTGGTAAACCAAGTGTACAACGACATTTTGGCACTGTTCCAAAAATAAAAGGAGGGATAACATGGATGCTGTGAAGTTTATTAAGGAACGCAACCGAATGTGCAAGAGTTTTGATGCTGGATGTAATGGGTGCCCTGCTTTTAATGCTTGCGAGGATGAGATATGTTGCGCAGTTGGTCAAGAGTCAACGCTGGACGCTATGACCCAAATTGATATTGTTGAGAAATGGTCTGCTGCCCATCCGCGCAAGACACGGCAGAGCGTGTTTCTGGAGCAATATCCTAATGCAAGAATTGACAGTCAGGCTGTAATTTATGTTTGTCCTGCTGATGCATATGGAGATAAGGTATGTCCTAAAAATGAAGAGAATGTCCACATGCCCTGCCGCGATTGCCGTAAAGAATTCTGGAGCCAGGAGGTAGAATGATGGAAAATTTGTTGCAAAACATCGCCAGCGTGCTGTGGATTGTGTTAGGCGTGTGCTTTTTCTTTGGACTAAGGAAGTGGGGTAAACGGTTTAGCGAATTGTATGACAAAATGAAAGAGGAGATTGAGTGATGGACTGTTTTAATTGTATCTGTCCATTCCGTCAGAATACAACAACCGACTATAACAATTGCGATTACTTGGCGTGTCAGAACAGGTGCAAAGGGCCTGTTACATATACTGCAAGCAATCATACGCTGACCGCAGACGAAATCGCAAAGATTACCAATAATCCCGATTATGGCGTTGGGACTGGATGTTAGGAGGAGAACAATGGAACGACTGACGAGAAGAAGTGACACGGGACGCGCATATTACCCGCGCTGCTTTGAGGAGCCGTGCGGCGGTGATGGGTGCAAAATCAAGGACTGCCTGCTTGACGACATAATCTGCGACCGCCTCGCTGCCTGCGAGGACACGGGGCTGGCGCCGGAGGAAGACCTGCCGAAAGATAAGGCAGACGAGATCGCACTGAAGCTGATGCGGCTTGCTGATTTGGAGAGTATTTGCAGTTATACCCGCCTGCGCGAGCTGGCCGAGGCCGACAAGGACGGTCGGCTGGTGGTGCTGCCGTGCAAGGTGAACGATGCGGTGTGGATTACAGGATCAGTTCGGCGCTTGTATAGCGAAAAAGTCAGAACATTCTTCTGCGGCAATCCGAGTTATAGTCGCGGGATGGCCGACAACGGCGTGAAGATGATTCGCACAACGGGATGCGATATTCCAATCCATGAATTTGGAAAGACTGTATTTTTCGCCCGCGAGGAGGCGGAGAAGGCACTGGAGGCGATGAAATGAGCCGACTATGGAATTGGTGCGCATTCTGCGGAAAGCGCATCGAAACGGGCGAAAAGTGCTACGGCTTGCCAAACGGAGAGAGCATATGCACAGATTGCTGTGTTGCAGAAAACGAGGGCGCGGCTGTACACGTCGGGGAGGAAGAACAGGAGGGCTGACAATGGCTGAATACATTAGGCGGGAAGCAGCAATATCACTAATCAAACAGTATGGACTTGATGCAATAGACGGAGGGAGATACAGCCTTGACACTGTTGACGATTGCATAGAACTTGCAAACCGCATTGAAGCACTTCCCACGGAAGATGTGGCGCCGGTAGTCCATGGTCGGTGGATTAACGCTCCGCTTTGCGGAAACGCAATTTGCAGGTGTTCCGTTTGTGGCAATGTGACAAGTATTCACGCAAATCTTTCCGGGCAGATAATGCAGATGTTTTGCCAAAGCTGCGGTGCAAAGATGGACGGAGGTGACAACGATGCGGCTGATTGATGGTGACGCTTTGATTGAAAAATTTAACGAAAAGGCCGACATGGCAGAATGTCTTGTTGACGCAAGAACGGCGGAACGATTTTCAACTTTTTGTGCGCTTGCTGATGCGGTGGAGGAAATGCCCACCGTAGACGCAGAGGTCGCGGTCAGATGCAAAGACTGCGAATACAGCTACGATGAAATAAGCTATCTGTGCTGTTCCCACGGCGTTTGCGTTGATTGCGAAGTGCCGCCGAACTTCTACTGCGCATACGGAAAGAGGCGGGCGGAAAAGGAACCGCCGGAGGAGGGCGAAACATGATTGACTACAAGCGCATCTGCATTGACGAGCTGAAATGCCACAGCTATAAGCTCCGGTCACTGGAAAGCCTGCCGGAAGAAATCCGCCGCTACAATGAGCAGATGGACGGCATCCGGTCCGCTACCAGCGATGCTACACCAGTAAAGGGCGGTGGCTGCGGCCGGGAAGATCATTTGATTAACGCAATCTCCCGCCGGGATGCGCTCTCGGCAAACCTTGCGGTAGTCAAGTGGCAGACTTCCCAAGTGGAGAAAGGACTGGCCTGCCTGACGGAAAAGCAGCGGCGCATCCTTGAGTTGTTCTACATCCGCCGGGAATACGGCTACATACAGCGGCTTTGCCAGGAGTTCAACGAGAGCGAGCGGCAAATCTACTACGATAAGGACGAAGCCCTCCGGAGATATGCCCTTTGCCGGTATGGGTTGACCGAACTGTAAAGTTTGCAGAAACATTGCAGAAATAAGATGCATATACGGTGTATACTAATATCGTGGTAAAACACAGACTTCCCTTGACATTCCTCCTGGTGGGGAGCCGGGCCCCTAATCCCGGCAATCTGCTCCCGTAGCTCAATGGTAGAGCGGCTGCCTTGTAAGCAGCGGGTTATAGGTTCAAATCCTATCGGGTGCTCCACCTTCATGTTTTATTTCCTTTTTACGGGGCCGCCGATGCCCCGTTATCCCATCGGCCGAAGATACATGACCTTCGTAAAAAAGGTGCCGCGCTGGCAGGCCGCAAGTTCGCAATAGTCTGCCTTACCAAAAGCAGCCAGAGAGTACCGAAAGGCGCTCTCTTTCTTTATGCCATAAAGGAGGGGATACCTATGGATTTAATAGTCCGCAAAATCCCGCAGAACGACACCATCAAGGTATATCCGGTATCTGATGTGCATTTGGGCAGTATTCTGCATGATAAAGAGGGCTGGCAAGCATTCTGCCGCCGGGTAGAGCGGGAGGACGCTTATCTCATCCTTGGCGGCGATCTCATCAACAACAATACCCGGAACGCGGTGGGAAGCCCCTTTGAGGATTATATCCGCCCGCGGGAGCAGAAAAAGATGATGGTGGAAATGCTAAAGCCCATCAAGGATAAGATACTCTGCGCGGTATCCGGTAACCACGAAGCGAGGACAGCCAGGGACACCGACCAAGACATTATGGGCGATATCATGTGCAAGCTGGACATGGAGGACTACTACGCCGAGGACATAGCATTCCTCAAACTGGAGATTGGGCGCAGGGTAACAAGAGATATCCCTATCACCAGCTATACGATGGCTGTTACCCATGGCTCCGGCGGCGGCATTTACACCGGTGCAACGGTCAACCGCAATGAGCGCTTCGGCTACACCATAGAGGGCATTGACGCTCTGATTGTTGGCCATACCCACAAAGGCACCATCAGCAAGCCCAAAAAGGTCGTAGTCGATAGCAACAACAATGTTATTCGCACCAAGCAGCTGGTAGTGGTTAGCTGTACCGCATGGCAGCAGTACGGAGGCTACGCAGCCCGGAAGATGCTGCTGCCCAGCAGCGAGAGCGACCATGAGCAGCCGCAGACACTCCTGCTGTGCGGGAACAAGAAAGGCACTAAGCGGATAACCACGGTTTGGTAACAATATTGGTAGCCCGGCATAGTAGACACCGGGAGGGATAGGGCGGGAAGAATTTTGAAAGGAGGTGCCGAAGATGGCCAGTGGATGCAGTGCGAAAAGCAAAGAGAACCTGCGCCCATGGAAAAAAGGGCAGAGTGGGAACCCAAGTGGGAGGGCGAAAATCCCCGAAGACGCCAAAGCAATGCTGAAAGCGGCGACTCCTGCGGCAGTTAAGCTGCTGGTGGATACCCTAAACAACACAAATGAGAAAACCGAAACGCGGGTAAAGTGCGCTGAAACCGTATTAGACAGAGTATACGGCAAGGCCAATCAGCCGATTGATCTGGGTGGCGAGATACCCAAAATCGAGATTGTGCTGGGCAATGGCAAGGAGTACGCCAAATGACGGTCAATTTAGGCACACCGAATCCCAAGCAGGAGCAGTTTTTGCTGTCGGAAAAGCGCAGGGTGTGTTACGGCGGCGCCAGAGGCGGCGGTAAGAGCTGGGTGGTGCGAGCAAAGGCCACCATGCTTGCCGTTAATTATAGCGGCATCAAGATACTGATCCTGCGCCGGACATATGCTGATTTGTGGCAAAACCATGTGTTGGAGCTGCGGAAGGTGCTGGAACCCGACATTGCCACCTATCGGGAATCGGAAAAGGCGATGATATTCCCAAACGGCAGTCGGATCCGTTTTGGATACTGCTCCGCCGAGGCCGATGTGCTGCAGTACCAGGGGCAAGAGTACGACATCATGTTTTTGGACGAGGCGACACAGTTTACCGAGTTTATGTACAATAACCTTGTGGCCAGTAACCGTGGAGCCAACGACTTCCCCCATCGGATGTATCTGACCTGCAACCCCGGCGGAGTCGGCCATGCGTGGGTCAAGCGCCTGTTTATCGACCGGGACTACACGGCCTCTGAAAACCCCGAAGACTACGAGTTTATCCCGGCCAAGGTGTACGACAACAAGGTTTTGGTTGATAAGGACCCAGGCTATGTTCGGATGCTGGAGACCCTACCGGAGGATATGCGCCGGGCATGGCTGGATGGCGACTGGAATGTGTTTGCAGGTCAGTATTTTGCCGAGTGGCGTGACAATATCCATGTGATAGACCCCATTGAGATACCTGACTGGTGGAGACGCTACTTTGCCATGGACTACGGCCTTGATATGTTGGCCGGATACTGGATCGCCATTGACGGAGATGGAAACGGCTATGTGTACCGGGAGATATACGAGTCCGGGCTAATCGCATCGGATGCCGCCATGCGGATCAAGGAGGCCAACGGGGACGATAAGATCGAGCAATGGCTTGCGCCGCCCGACCTGTGGAACAGGCGTAACGACACAGGCCGCAGCGTGGCAGACATATTTATGGAGCAGGACATCCCGCTGGTCAAGGTGGACAACGACCGCATCAACGGCTGGCAGGATGTACACGAGTGGCTCAAACCGAGGGACAGCAGAGATATCATAACCGGCGACAAGACGAGGATAGCAGGGCTGCGGTTTTTCCGCAACTGTAAGCAGGTCATCAGATGCCTGCCGATGGTCCAGTATGATGACCACAAGCCTAACGATGTAGCGACAGAGCCGCACGAGCTGACCCATGCACCTGATGCAATCAGGTATTTTTGCAGCGGGAGACCGTATGCGGGACAGCCGCCGGTTACCAAGTACAAGCTGCCGCCGGAGCTGCGGCAGACCGAAGAACAAGGAGGGTATCAGGTATGGTAAGACGATGGCTCAAAAGACTGATCCTGTGGGCGTTAGGGGACGACCAGACGGCACAGGAGCAGTATGCAACCAAGATATTCAGCGAGTGGCTTAACGGCCCGGAGGATTGATATGAGTGATGTAACCCTGTGGACGCTATACCGAGAGGGTGTAGCGTACCACAACAAGATGGGATTTAGCACCAAATTCCCGACCTTTGTGCGGTTTAAGGAGGGCGACCAGTGGCCACAAGCGACAGAGCGCACCAAAAACCTGCCGAGACCCGTCCTCAACATCGTGGACATGATCGTCCGCAGCAAGCGCTCCAGCGTGCTTGACCAGCCTGTCAGCATCGTCTACAGACAGGGCAGCGCCAGCGGTGACGAGATCATTGACCAGATGCATCAGGACGCCGCAGAAAACTGCACCGAGTACGCACGAACGATCTGGGACAGAGCCGACATGGACAAACTGTGCAACGAGGCGTGTGACGATGCAGCGACCAACGGCACAGGCATATGGCACTTTTACTGGGACACCAGCGTAACAGGCGACAAATATGTGGGGGAGCTTCGTGGGGAAACCGTGGATGCTCTCAATTTTTTTGTAGCCAACCCGCAGCTCCGGGATGTGCAGAAGCAGGACTACCTCATCATCGCCCAGCGGCTCAAATTGGGCGCTGTACGCAAGATGGCAAAGGACAGGGGATTGCCTGCGGAAAAGGTGGCAAACATCTGTCCCGATGAATTTGAGGATGCAAGCACCTATCAGGCCGAGAGAATCGAGCTGGACGGCAAGGAAAACGAAAAGGTCACGGTGCTGACCAAGTATTACCGCAAGAACGGGGAGGTCGTATTTGACAAAGCGACCCGCAGCGTGGAGATATGCACGGCAGTGCCGCTTACCCCGCAGGGCAGTCCAACCCGCATCAAGCTGTACCCTGTGGCGGCGCTCAACTGGAAACTGCGTAAAGCCTGTTTCTACGGCATCGGCGAAATCGAGGGGCTTATCCCTAACCAAAAGCTCATCAACTTTATGTACGGGATGCAAGCCTTGGCCATCCAGCAGATGGGCTTCCCAAAGATCGTGGCAAAGCCCGGCGCAATCAGACAGCCGCTGACCAACGAGCCGGGGGAAATCGTCACCGACTACTCCAACGGCGGGATATCGTACCTGCAGCCTCCGGCGTTTTCGTCCGCTGCTACGCAGGTCAGCAACGACATGATCGACCTGACCCGTGTAGTAACCGGTACGACAGAGGTAACGACCGGCGAGTCCTTGGGTGCAAACATGGCAGCATCCGCAATCATTGCATTGCAAAACCAAGCGCAGACCCCGGTCAACGAGATCCAGCGCAGATACTGGCACGCAGTAAAAGAGATCGGTCGCATTTGGATGGAGTTTTTCAAAACATACTGCTCCGACAAGCGGGAAATCGTCATTGAGATGGGTGACGAGGTATCAGGCAGAGCATTTACGGGTACGGACTACGCCATGTACGACTTTGACCTGCAGGTGGATGTAGGCGCTTCCTCCGAGTATTCTGCGGTGCTGGCACAGGCGACCTTGGACAAGATGCTTGACCGAGGGGACATTTCCATCGACCAGTACATCGAACTTTCCGACCCGAATGTAGCGCCGTTCAAGGAGAAGTTCAAGCGAATGCGGGAAGCCCAGCCGCAAGCGGTGGGTATGCCTGGCGTTCCAGAGGAAGAAGTGAACGGCGTACAGAGCGTTTCCGGCATTGGCGGAGTTCCGCTGCCGGATGTGCCGAAGGCCCCGACCGTCATGGACAAGTTCACAGGAGGTGGCAACAATGCTGTGCCCAAACTGTAAAGCCGAAATGAGAATCACCGGCAAATACCTTACATTCACCGGGGATACCTCCCCAAACACAGAGACAAAAGCGTTTATCAAGCTGCAGCTGGAGTGCAAGAACCCCAAATGCACCAACAGGACACCGACCTATGTGACCAACCCCTTGGAGGGATAACCAATTTTTAAGTGGCTGCTAAACGGAACAAACCGAACCTCGCCACAGAAAGGAATTTATGGACGAAGAAATCATGACTGCTGCAAATGAAGATATCGAAGAAGATATCGACTCCTCTCCCGCAGTAGAGGAAACCGAGCCTGTCGAGCAGGAAGAACCTGCGGTACAGGAAGAACCGACCGAGACACAGCGTGTGTCGCGGAGAATCAAAGAAGCATCCCAAAAGAGCGTGGACGACTTTATCCGCAGCATGGGCCTGACCAATCATTATGACAATGACAGACCCATCACCACAAAGGCGGAGTACGAAGCATTTGTTGCGATGCAGCGGCTGGACGAGGACGGCCAAACCGACCCCGTATCAGCTTACCGAAATCAATCACTTGAAGCGGAGATTACCCGCTTGCGGAGCAATGAGCGCATGAGAGAGCTGGAGGCTGACCCTGTAAGAGGGCAGACATTCACAAAGCTCAAAGACCAAGTGGTTGAATTGATGGACTACTGCACCCAGCAGGGGACGCCCTGCAGCGTGGATGCAGCGTTCAACACAATTTTGGCGAACAGCTATTTTGACCTCGCCAACGATGCTGCAAACAAGGCAAAGGAAGACACGCTCCGAAGAATCAACAACAACGCACAAGCATCTCCCGGAGCATTGACGGGCGAAAGCCCCGAAACCGAAGCCGACTACATGAAGATGTCGGACAAAGACTTTGAAAAGCTGTATCAAGCTGCACTCCGGGGGGAATTAAAAAATTAAGGAGTGTATAAAACTATGGCAACTACTACCCAGACTTACGGTAATCTTACCGCTGAACAGAAAACCTTTTACGACCGCACCCTGCTGTCCCGGCTGCTGCCCAATCTGACCTTCCTCAAGTACGGTCAGAAGCGCCCCATGCCGAAGAACGAGGGCGACACTATCAACTTCCGCCGCTTCAACTCCCTTGATGTACCTGCGGCATCCCTGACCGAGGGCGTGACCCCTGACGGCGACAACCTGTCCATCACTGCTGTGACCGCTACCGTGGCGCAGGAGGGCAACTGGGTCCGCCTGTCTGACAAGATCAGCATGGTCGGCATCGACCCCGTCCTGACGGAGTCCGCTGCGCTGATGGGCGAAAACGCCGCCAAGACCCTGGAGACCCGCTGCGCGGATGTTATCTTCAAGGGTACTTCCCAGCAGTTTGCTGGCGGCGCTGCTTCCGCTGCCGCTATTGCCGCCGGTAAGGTGGTAAACAGCGAGGAGATCAAGAAAGCGGTGCGCACCCTGCGCAACAACAACGCCGAGCCCCTGGAGGGCGGTTATTACATCGGCTTCTGCGATCCTGATGTCGCTTACGACCTGCAGAACGATGCCCTTTGGCAGGACATCTCCAAGTACAACGGGGCAGAGAACATCATGAAGGGCGAGATCGGCCGCATCCATGGCGTCCGTTTCATCCTGACCACCATGTGCCCCACCGACACCAAGACCGCCAGTGCTGGGACTCTGCACAAGACCCTCATCGTAGGCAAGGATGCTTACGGCGTGGTGGATGTCAACGGCTCCTCCAAGCCCGAAATCATCATCAAGCCCACCGGCTCCGCCGGTACTGAGGACCCCCTGAACCAGCGCGCGAGTGTCGGCTGGAAAGCGATGGCAGTTACTGTCCGTCTGCAGGAGCTGGCAATGGTCTGCATTCAGTCCATGGCTTCTGCCTAATCAAATACAAGGGAGGGGGTAACGCCCCTCCCTTCTTTTACAGAAAGGATTTAACATGGCTAAAGAGATTAAGAACCCCGACATGGTCGGAGAGATCGTAGAAAAAGCGACCGGTGAGGAACTCGCCAAGGGCAAGAAGGTACGCATCCGTCTGCCGAAGGACAAGCTGAACAAGGAAGATGTCGTAGTGCCTGTGTGCATCAACGGCTATACCTATCAGATCAAGCGCGGCGAATGGGTAGATGTACCCGAAGAAGTCGCCCGCATCCTTGAAGAAGCAGGATACATGGGGTGATTGAATGAACAAGAACGATGCCATCAACGGTGCGCTGCGGTGGATAGATGAAGCCACAGTAAACGGCGCTGCCGCAAGCAACGGATTTATAGCCGACTACAAGGACAGAATGGAGCACCTGCTGGACGGTGCTGTTGCAATGGTGGAATCGCAGTTCCCGCTGATCGAATCCATCAGCATCGTTCAGAACATGCCTCGGTGCATGGAGGGCTCCCATTTTGAAGCTAAGACGGTTTATCCCGGTGATACCTACGAGTTTACCAACAGTGATGCAAAAGCCTACACGCTTGAAATTTGCGGTGTTCTAACAGCGACTATCGATGGGACCCGGCGGCAGATTACCGCTCCTGAGTTCCAGCGGCTTTCCGGCAGCTTTAACGGCAGTATCAAGTTGGAATCGCAGTACCCATTCCAGGTAAGAAACGCTGCGTTTTATGCATTCCCGCTGGTAGAAATCCCGGAGCACATAGCATGGGTGCCGTATGAGCTGCCCCAGCAGATGAACGGCATGGTGAAAATCCTTTTCTCCGGTGACGGTGTGGCCTTCCGCGACTTTTCCGACTACCGGCGGCTGGATGAATACCATATTGCAATCCCGTACCATTACAGCGGGCAGTTCGATATCCAGTATAAGCACCGGCACGCCACCCTTGCAGGCGCTTCCGGCGCGACCGAGATAGAGGTGGAGCCCAAGGCGGTTCCGCTGATTCCACTTCGGCTGGCCATTGATGCCACAAGCGGCATTGATGAGACACTGGCGCTGAATCAGTTCCTCACCGGACGCTTTGCAGAGATGGTAGGCGCTATGACGGACGAGGACATCGAGAAACACCAAGTAATTGAAACCGTATTCATGATGTAAGGAGGGGAGCAAATGAGATATTCCCCGGCAAAACTCCCCAGCGCTGATGTGGCAAAGACCAATGCCATGGTCATTAACGACTTTTATGGCTGCGACTTTTCCAGCGGCGCAACCAATATCGACCCAAGAAGAAGCCCCAACTGCGAGAACATGATCCGGTCCTCCCCCGGCCGCGTGAGAAAGCGCCTTGGCTTTGCCAAAACGGCGGTATACGATGGCCGTATCAATGGTCGGTTCTCTCTGGATGGGACAGATATTATCCACGCAGGCACGAAACTGTATGCAGGCGATACGCTGATCTCTTCCGCCATGAACGATGCCTTTTCGGTTGGCAAGAACTTCGATAAAGCGCTGTACCTGCTGGATGGAGCACACTACTACAAGGTAACGCACAGTGACGGCACCTTCACCGTGGCTAATGTATCGGACAGCGCCTATGTGCCGCGCATCGTTATCAATAAAAACCCGGATGGTACCGGCGGAACAACTTATGAGGATATCAACCTCATGTCGGATAAGTGGACGGAATCTTTCTATGTAGGAGATAAGACCGCAGCAGCAACAGTATTTCAACTTTCCCTTGAAAATTTGGATACAACGCCTGTAACGGCAAAGATATTGCAAGCTGACGGTTCCTTCGTAGACAAGGTGGAGACTACCGACTTTACTGTAAACCGCACCAACGGCACCGTTACATTCGTAGCCGCTCCGGGTAAATCCCCTTTGGAGGGCGCGGACAATGTATATATCACTGCATCCAAGGACAGGAGCGAGAGCCGCAGCCGCATTACGAACTGCGATACCTGTATTGTGTATGGCGAGACGGGCACCCGGCTATTTGTGACCGGCGATCCGAACTTTAAGAACCGTGACTTCTGGTCGGCGCAGAATGATTTTTCCTATTTTTCCGATCTATCCTATTCGATACTGGGCGAGGACAGCGAGCGCATTGTAGGTTATTCCATCGTGGGCGACAGGATAGCGGCCCACAAGAGCGGAACCACCGGCGCGGTGTATGTGCGCACCGGCTCCACGGTAACGGAGACCGATGATCTCGGCAACAGCGTGGAGACCTTTGCCTTTAAGACCGGAAATGTAATCACCGGGCATGGCGCAATCGCTCCGCACAGCTTTGTGCCGACCGATAACGAGCCGCTGTTCCTTTCCTCCACCGGCATCTTCGCACTGACTGCATCCGATGTGACCGGCGAGCGCTATGTGCAGAGCCGCAGCTTCTACATCAATCCGAAGCTGCTTTCGGAAAGCAATATCGCCGATGCCTATGCCTGCATCCACAAGGACTTTTATTTCATTGCGGCCGGTGCTGGCGTGTATGTGCTTGACCTGCTGCAAAAGCACTACGAGGATGGGGAGCCGTATTCCAACTACCAGTACGAGTGCTTTTATCTGACCGGAATACCCGCAAGGGTGATCTGGGATGATAACGGCGAACTGTTCTTTGGTACGGCGGACGGCAAAGTATGCAAATTCAATACCGATGAGACCGCTACCAACTCCTACAACGACACGATGGACGGGGAGACATACACACCAGTAGGGTGCCAGTGGGAAACCCCAGATATCGATGGCAAGACCTTTTACTCCAGCAAACACTTCCGGTACATGGCCTGCAGGCTGTCCGCTTTTGTGCGCACCAGTGTAAACGCCTATGCGATGTGCAGCGGCAAATGGATCTCCATCCTGACCGATGCAAGAACTGCCCGCTTCTTCTCATGGGAGGATATAGACTGGTCGAAATGGACATGGAGTACCGATGCAACTCCGAAGGTGCTGGGCCGAAAGCTGGATATGCGCAACCTTGATAAAGTGCGCTTCCGCTTCTCCAATGGCAATTCGGAGCCTTTTGGCATAGAAAACATTGCCGTAGAGTACCGAGAAACCAAGAAATACAGGGGGTAAGATATGTTTGAAAAAATAAAAGCGTCCGATGGCAATGCTTATACCCCGGACGCTGTATTTACCGATAGCGATGGCAACAGGGTGGGTGTAATCGGACAGGAAACGACCCCCGGCCTGTCTGCCAGTGAGATGCAGTATTCCGTAGAGCAGGTCGTGCGTGAGGTAGTGATCCCCGCGTACAACAGCCTGGTGGACGCGCTGAATGCCTTGACCGCTGCCGCCAACATGGGCGCAGAGGATATCAGCGGTGCGGCATCGACCGTACAGGAAGAGCTGGAAAAGCGGATCCTGACCGGCAATGTGAAGTACATCCGCCTGAACGATGACAAGGTGCTGGAAACCAGCGAAGATGGCGTAACATGGGAAGCGACCGGCTCCTCCGGCCACATCATTGTCAAGCCGGACGGGACAGTAGCCCCGCAGCGCAGCCGCATGAAGTTTGCCAACGGAACTGTGACCGATGACGGCGAGCAGACCATCATCACCGGCCTGAAAGGCGATACCGGCCCGCAGGGCGAGAAAGGCGACACAGGCGAGCAGGGGCCGAAGGGTGACCAGGGCCTGACAGGCCCCGTTATTGTTCCCTCTGTAGATGCCAGCGGCGTTATGACCTTCACCATTCAGGATACCGCCATTGCACCGCAGGCCGTCAGTGTGAGAGGCCCGCAGGGCCCGCAGGGCGTACAGGGCGAGCAGGGCGCACAGGGTACGAGAGGCCCGCAGGGCTTACAGGGCGTACAGGGCATCCAGGGCCCCAAGGGCGAAACAGGCGAACAGGGTCCTGCCGGTGCAACAGGTGCCACAGGCGCAACTGGCCCCAAAGGTGATAAAGGCGATACTGGCCCCAAGGGTGATACCGGTGCAACCGGTGCCCGTGGTGCAACAGGCGCAACCGGCGCACAAGGCCCGGCTGGTCCCGCAGGCCCCAAGGGCGAGCAGGGTGACACCGGAGCCACAGGCGCAACCGGGGCGACAGGTGCGACAGGCGCAGAAGGCCCTGCTGGCCCTCGTGGCTTAAAGGGCGAAAAGGGAGACAAAGGTGATACTGGTGCAACAGGCGCAACCGGTGCTACTGGTGCGCAGGGGCCTATGGGACCGCAAGGCCCGACAGGCCCTGCCGGTAAAGATGGAACCAGCCTGTATATCGAGGACAGCTATCCTACACTGGCAGCGCTGAAAAACGCGATCCCCGCCGGGAACAACAAGATGTACTATGTGCAGGAGGACGGCGAGTGCTACATCTGGAGCGAGACGGCCAATGACTGGGTAAGTGTAGGTGCTTTGCAAGGCCCCATTGGACCGCAAGGCCCGCAAGGCGTACAGGGGCCACAAGGCGAGCAAGGCCCAGCTGGCGCTACCGGTGCTACTGGCGCTGCGGGGGAACAAGGCCCGCAGGGTGAGAAAGGCGACAAAGGGGACACTGGCGAGCAAGGCCCCACAGGCGCTACTGGTGCGACAGGTGCAACAGGCCCAAAGGGCGCACCGGGCGAAAAGGGCGCAGACGGCGCAGCTGCTACTATTAAAATAGGTACAGTAACCTCCGGCGCTGCTGCTTCCGTCACCAACAGCGGCACTACCTCTGCTGCGGTTTTCGATTTTGTACTCCCTAAAGGTGACAAAGGCGAAAAGGGCGATACCGGCGCAACAGGCCCACAGGGTGAGACTGGCGCTACTGGCCCGGCTGGTGCTACCGGCGCTACAGGCCCCCAAGGTGAGCAGGGTATTCAGGGCATTCAAGGCCCCGTTGGCCCGCAGGGCGAACAAGGCCCCGCAGGCGTAGCCGGTGCAGATGGCAAATCCGCCTACCAGACTGCCGTAGAAGCAGGATACACCGGAACGGAAACCGCATTTAACGCGGCGCTGGCGGATGTGCCCGGCCATATCGCAAGCAAGGCCAACCCCCACGAAGTAACCAAAACGCAAGTTGGCCTTAGCAATGTGGACAATGTGAAGCAGGCCCCCTATACCCATGTTTCCGATAAGGCTAACCCACATGGCGTGACCAAAGCCCAGGTCGGACTTGGAAATGTAGATAACACCAGCGATGTCAATAAGCCTGTTTCCACTGCACAGCAGAAAGCGATTAACGCCTGCAAGGTAAAGAAAGCGAGCGTTACCCTGACCGCTGCCGGGTGGACAGGAGCTGCAAGCCCCTATGCGCAGACCATAACCCTTTCCGACATTACCGTAAACAGCAAGGTGGATATCCAGATGGATGCAACCGCTCTTGGCGTTATCCTCGACAGCGGTACATCTGCCCTTTGGATTGAGAACAACAACGGTACCCTTACCGCCAAGGCAATGGGCGAAAAGCCCAATGCGGACATGGCGGTACAGGTGATGATAACAGAGATCATCAACGGTGGGAGCAGTATCTCCGGCAATGCCATCTATGCGCCATCTGGCGGCGGTGGCTTTGTAGCTTCCGCTACGGCGCCGGATACCAAGCTGCTGTGGATCGATACCGCAAACGGCGGTATTATCAAATACCACAACGGCACTGCATGGGTAGCTGTTGGCGCGGCATTCAGTTAAGGGGGTGAAACATATTGGCTCTTAATTCTCAGAACCAGATCCTTGCCTCGGACTTTGTAAGCCTTAAAGCAAGGGTAAAAGCGGAAATGAATCGTCGCTGCCGCTCCGGCTCCCTGACAGCCTATGCCGGGACAGCCTACGACTACAGCGTTGTCCCCGCCAATGGGGTCATCGTCAAACCGGAACACCTTAACAAGCTGGTCGTACCGATCAACGCGATTTCGCCCAGTGGGTATACCGAAAAAGCAGCTGGGGACGCCGTCCCGGAGTTGGCCACACTGGATGCAAAGCTGGCAGCCCATGAAGCATATCCCATGCGTGGCAGCGGTTCGGATTGCGCGTCCGGCTGCAGCGGACTGTGCAGCTCCGGATGCTATAATAGCTGTTCTGGTTGTGGTGGATCTTGCTCTTATGACTGCAGCGGGTGTAGTGGAACCTGTACTGGCGACTGCGAAGGGACATGTTCTGGAGGCTGCAGCACATCGTGCGGAGGAGCTTGCTGGCGGGATGGCTGCACCAGCAACTGTACGGCAGCCTGCAGAATGGATTGTACTGGAGGGTGCAAAGGAAATTGCGGCAGTATATGCTCTACGAATTGTAGAACGACCTGTGTATCAACATCTGGAACATCTTAATTGTAGGAGGTAAATTTATGATAGGCGTATATCAAGCAAATGCTATGGTAAAAGTGGCAGAACTTTCCGAGATTTCTGTTCAGGAGATCAAGGAGGCTTTAGCTGAAAAAAAGGTGGGAGTTGGCCGAGAACTGTATCCCATTTTATGTGATCAACCGATGGCTCCTGCCGTGAATGCAGAAGAAAGTACGGTACGCAGCTATGCTTCCAATGTAATCGCAAAGGTTGAGGATGCACTGGGAATTAAATATGATGAAGCCGTAAAAGGTGCTGTTACAGAGTATTTTGTCCTTGACCGCAAACGATATGGCAGTAGCATAGAACAAATCGTTGAGCGGAGCTTGTCCGTACTCGCTATGTACCCCAGTGCAGAAAAAGGCTCTTTCTTATGGTTCTTGATGGAAACCATAAAGCGCCAACTGATGGGAGTGTATATTAAGGATACCAAATTCCTCCCGGAGCTGAAGATTTTAATTGAAGAAATAAAGAAAACTTCGGCAGCTTATGATCTGTATGCCGCTGAACTCTAAGGAGGAATCAAAATGGCATTGAAAGTAACGATCCCTGAGCAGGACTGCACCTGCGTGGAACGCCTGTGGTACGAGTACAACGCGGCGCTGGGTGTTCTGCGTTATCTGATGGCGCAGCCTGATGTACTGGAGAAAAACCTGCAGCTGTATGCCGATAGCTGTGAAGCAAAGAGCGTGGAGCTGGAGCTGGCCAAAAGAGAAGTGAGTGAGCGCTTTAAGCCCGACGGCGCAGTTATGAGCTACTCTTTTAACTTTGACGAGTGCGCCATTGAGTATCAGATGGAGGCCGTATGAAGCGAAGCGAAATAAGCTATGCGGATTACCTTTGCACCTTGTACCCGGAGGAGAGTGCCAAAATGCTGCCGGAGGAATTTCTCTGCCGTGACATTACTTTTCAGGTGACCGATGACTGCCCGATGGCCTGCACTTATTGCTACCAGGGGCATAAGGGGCACCGGGTAATGTCAAAAGAAACGGCCAGAAAAGGGGTAGACCTCCTTTTCAAAATGTGGGAGGAAGATAAGGGGACTTTTATCAACCGTAAAACAAAGGCCATTGTTCTGGATATGATCGGTGGGGAACCTCTGATGGCTATTGATGTGATCGATGATATCTGCACCTACTTTGTGCGGCGCTGCCTGGAGCTGCAGCACCCGTGGATCTATACATGGAGGGTCAATATCACATCGAATGGTGCTTTGTACTTTGAACCGAAAGTGCAGGAATTTCTGCATAAGTTCCGCAATAATCTGAGCTTTGCGGTTACATTGGATGGACCTAAAGAAATCCACAACGCTTGTCGAGTATATCATGACGGTCGAGGTAATTTCGATGATGCCTATGCCGCTGCAAAGCATTTCAACGCTAACTTCTATGAGGAACTGGGCACTAAGGTAACGATTGCTCCGGAGAATATTCATAACCTTAACAAGATTGTGGATTTCTTCATGGGGGAAGGTATGAAAACAATACACGCCAACTGCGTTTACGAGGCAAAGTGGTCTGCTGAGCACGCCAAGGTGCTGTACGATGAAATGAAGCAGATGGCTGATAAGCTGCTGAAAAACAACGACGGCACCACGGTCTCCCTGTTCTCGGAAGATAATTTCCACCCGCTTCCGCCAGAAGAAAACGGGAACTGGTGCGGCGGTACCGGGGCCATGCTGGCGTTTGACCCCGATGGTATTGCCTACCCCTGCCTGCGGTATATGCCATCCTCTTTGGGCAACGATGCCCCGCCCATCATCGTTGGGACTGTCGATGGGGTATTTGAGCAGCCGGAGCACAAAGCAATTAAGGAATACCTTGACAGCATTACCCGCCGTTCGCAGTCTACGGATGAATGCTGGGAATGTCCGGTCGCTTCCGGCTGCGCATGGTGCTCCGCATGGAATTATCAGGAGACTGGCTCGGTCAACTGTCGCAGCACCAATATCTGCGTGATGCACAAGGCGAGAGCACTGGCCAATGTGTACTACTGGAACAAATGGTATAAGCAAAACAACATCAATAAGAAATTCAAAATGCATCTACTCCGAGAGGAAGCAGAAAAAATAATCAGCCCGCAGGAGTATGATATGCTGCTGCGGCTGAGTGAGGAGGACTGATATGGATGCAAGTGTTTGGGTAGCAATTATCACAGGTGTGGCGTCGGTATTGGCGGTGGTGATAACCAACAGCCGGAGCAATGCCGAGCGTGACTACAAGATGGAACGGGCGCAGGCCGTAACCGACACCAAGCTGGAAGAACTGACCCGGGAGGTGCGGCTGCACAATAACTTCGCGGAACGGATCCCCGTTTTGGAAGAACAGAACAAAGCCCTTAACAAAAGGGTGACCAACCTTGAGCAGAGAAAAGGAGCGTAACTATGAACGAATTTGTAACCTGGACAACTCTTGGAACCTATGCCGGCGCTGTGATGATGGTCACTATCATCACCCAGTTTTTGAAGCAGACCCCCCTTGCCAAGCTGAACGCACAGCTGCTGGCGTACATTGTGGCGGTGGCTATCCTCATCGGCGCAGAAGCATTTAACGGCTCTGCCGTGACGGTGCAGGGCGTAATCCTGTGCCTGCTGAACGCCGTTATTGTGGCGCTGGCTGCTAATGGTACATATGACGCAGCCACCACCGGCATGGTCAAACACACTGATGCGGCTATTTTGGATGCCGAAGGAAAGGGGGAAGCCTAATGGCTTTCC